GTGACAATGGGGGGTTCTAACCTTTGGATAAGCCAGAGTACCCTCATGTCATGTGTTCGACCTTAGAGACGAAGGCACGCAGAGCAGGTAGTGAGATAGCCTGGGAAATTCGTGCCTGGAAGAGGAACTCTTCCAGGACCATCCCAGGGAAATATCTCCGATCCAGATCTGACGTCCAGGTCCTGGAAAGGGTCCCTTTAGCTAGAACAGAGCTAAGTGCCTCGGTTAAACCGAGGACTAGGCTCCGTTCAAGAAGCAATTGGGACCCCTTCCAGGCCATCCTGTCCTCTAAGGAAGTGACTAGTGGAAGATCATCGTAGACTCTAAGAGGCGCATATTCATAGTTCCTTCGGTCCTCTTTAAGGACCTTGTCACAAATCCGACTCATTCGTTTTGAAACGACATGGAGGTTTAAGGATTCGGAAGGATCGTTCAATAAATTGGACGGTATGAACCGCGCACTTAGAGAGCAGAGACGAGAGAAGACATGTTCGTAGGCTTCCTCAGCCACCATGTATTCAGACGGAGCGAAAGTTCTCAATTTCCGCCAGTCTGGATAAGGTACTAAGGAAGCCTGTGAAATGATTCCTCGAAGTTCTACTGTAAGGTCCTCAACGTACAACACAAAAGTTTCTAGAAGTATATCTAGAACCTCCGTGGAACGCCGAGAGCCTCCGAGACTCCAGACATTTCCAAAGGAACGGCCAAAGAAGTAGTTTCTAAGGGACCTATCGTCCCTTAGAATTACTTTTAAGGCCCTTCTTTGGAGATGTCCGATGTGTACTCGACCAGTAGGGGAATCGAAACCCCAACCGCCAAAAGCTTTTGGAAGATGGGGACTGAGTCCAAGGGTGGAGAGCTGGACCATAAGGTCGCCCTCCCTCTTAACAATCAGCCATTTCAAGTTTTGAGAAACTTGACGCTGGGACTCAGTCCATTTAAACCAATATAGACTTTTGGAGAAGGTTTCACCCCATAGGAACTTCGCAGGTAACTCCTTCGCGCCAGGAAATCGGAACTCCGGTGAGACAAGCATCTTTACCTTAATAGACTCAGAATACCATAAGTCCCCTCGGGGACTTAGGGAATAAGGAGTCTCGGTAAAGATAGCGAAAGAGCGGGACTCGAAGTGGGAGCCAGAGGAAATAATTCCTCCGGCCCACTTCGAGATAGCCTGCTCATAACATCTAAAGGAGCGCCGAGAACGGCGAATTTGGATTTGGTCATCCCCACAAGAGGCGCATCCCGAGTTTTCAGGGGCCTGAAAGGGCCTCTGAATCAACTCGAGATCAGCCTCTTCAATGGACACGGGACCGGGCCTAAGGGCTACCCTAGATAATTGAAGGCCTAAACAGCAATTAAATTCATTTAAGAGCTCGAGTAAGGCCCAATTAGCAGGGTTTCCCATAGGAGTCCCGCGTAAACCAATTCCAGATACTTTGAAGGATTCTTCCTTCGTCTCATGCTCGTATCTATAGAACTGCTTACAAACCGAGAGCGGAGCAATGTACTTCAGATATCTCAGGTCGGGTCTCCGATCAATGATGTAAGTCACAAATGACTGACACATGTCGCGGACCAATTCCCGAGAAAAGGTATCTGTAGCAGACGTGAGGTCTACACTCAGGGCCTTGCGGCCCGGAGCGTAATCCAAACGTCTTCTCCATCTCTTAATCCAGTCAGCAAGTGATTTTGAAGAATAACCTTTAAACATCACAACGCACTCGGGATCTTGCTCTAGGAATCTGTAAAAGGTCGTCCGAAGAAAGTGGAGGAGTCCAGAGACTATAACCGAAGTTGTAGTCACTATACGGACCTTCCCTCCTCTTTCAAGGACAGGACAAATTACAGAGTCATAGAGCACAGACTCTGAGTCGGGGATCTGGGCATACATGACCTCGAGATACCGAGACATAGCGACATGATCATCTGTTCCTCTAAAGGAATAGATCAAGTCCATATAGTCTCGGTCTCCAAATCGTGGATGGAAAGACCTTTGATACTCCGAGGAGATCAAAGGCCCACCCAGAACTCCCATTCGGGTGATGGGGGCTGTAAGAGCAGCATGGATCAGTACAATTCGATCTATAGTGCTTATACGGCACCCGGTTATTAAGTCAGACAACGTTTGGTCTGATCGGAAATCACGAACTAAGGACTCAAATTCAGTCTCCCACCAGAGATTCTTTCCTCCTTTCCTTCTAGATGCTTCACGGCATCCAGATGGACCAAAGGAGGTCTCTGGTTCGACTGTCTTAAAGTCCTCAGGTTCCGTCCGATTACACCAATCCTGGACCCAGTCAACGGCGAGTTCCCTATACCTTTTCGGTGTAGGAAATTCAGTTGTGACGAGGTCTAGGAATTTATCGATAGACGACTTAACTTTCTTCAAATCAGGATGGGGTAAGGACCTTTTCCAGTTCGAGATGTTCCACAGGCGCTCAGCCACCGGTATCGCATAGGCATCGGTTTCCAATATTCCAGGAAACCAAGCCTGAGCAGTACACCGGAGGGCTGAGCCCAGAACACCATCTCGAACCAGAGGACCCTCTAATATCGATTCAGATGCGACCCATCGCGCGTTATCACAGAGCTCTTTAACAGAATTAATGAGCTCTTGAACGCCCGAGCCTGAGACCGTTCTAAGACACCAATAAAAGACCCTGTAGATACCTTGGAAAATCCGAGAACTACGGGGCCCAATTGGGGAACCTAGAACACCCTCAGGAAAGAGGATCGACCAACAAACGATATAACCATCCCAAACTGTCTGGAGTCTAAGTAATTCATCACTACTTAGACTACGCAACAGTTCTAGACATTTGATTCTATCAATGGCCACCACTAGTCCACACTCATACGGAAGCCGGAGCCTCTCGCAGAGGGGTACTTTGGGCTTATCCAAAGAGAA